CCATATTTGTACTCTTATATTTCTTATTTTTAATAAGAAATATAGGATAGGGACGTTACTTTGTAATTAATTATTAATCAGTTGTTTCCATGTATTCATCATTGTATTCATCTATGAGCTCAATAAACTTTTTTTCGTTAAATCCCTTTAGGTTGAATTCGTTTCTATTAACTTTAATCTTAGGATTATCGTGCAAGTCTAATGACAATTCTTCCCATATATCAACATATTGGAGTGTTTTTTCGATCTTGTGAATAATTTCCATCTTGGAATATTTAGATTTGATCTTTTTGATTGCAGATTTCAAATTCTTTCTGGTAGTTCTCAAACTGCAATATTGATATGCAGCTTTTGGTGCGTTATATTTGATGATATACCATACATAGCCATCGTTTGGGGCCGGCATATTTTCAAGATCTTCTATTCTTTCGACTAATTTTGATCGCTCTATTCGTAAATCTTCAACTTCACATTCAAGTTCTCCGACTCTGAGTTCGAGTTCCCCATTTTCTTCTAGTACTCGACATAGAGTCTCCTGGGCTTCGTCGAATTTCTTATTGAATTTTTCATTGACAAGATATTTGGTCATTATTTTTGACGTATAGATCGCACATGATGGTTCTGCCCATGCAGCTACATGCGAAATTAAATAGGGATGGATGTATGTGCCCTTGAATGGCGCTTTACCCCCATTTACCACAGTTAGATCAACACCACATTCCTTGATTTCCTTCAAACTGTTAACCAATTCCTTTGATTCTTTTAACTTTAACCAGTTTTTGAAATTTTTACCATACCCGTTGCATAATTCATCTGCATTTACGTACTTGTTATCCTCCATAATTACAAGTTTAAAGTCATTGAAATAGCCGAAAGTAAATTTATCATCAAAATAAGCGAATCGTACGCCAAATGTATTATCTGATTCGCTCAAAATTTCTGACTCTGAATGATGTTCGCCACAACATGAACACGAATAATCCTCTTCAGACTCGACAGGAATATCCTCCGATGATTCTCCCTTGCGTTTTGGAGCATTTGATGGTTTCATCTTGGTTTCCGACCTGGCAGGTTTTCGAACACCACCTTTGGTTACCAGCTTACTTCCTCTGTTCACTTTTTTAGCAGGAAATTCAGATGATTCTGACGACGACATCCGCTTACGTCCTCCGTTCACTTTTTTAGCAGGAACTTCAGATGATTCAGATGATTCCATCCGCTTACGTCCTCCGTTCACTTTTTTAACTGGGACTTCAGATGATTCTGATGATTCCATCCGCTTGCGTTCTCCGCCCACTTTTTTAATAGGAGTTTTTGTGAGCTGTCCTTTGAATCCTCCAGTTTTTTGAACACCACCTTTGGCTCTTACAGCTGCAGGAATGAAACCTCCCATTTTTTTCATAGGTTTTTCTGATTCAGTTGAATCAGATGTCATCGTACTTGACTCATCGTCGTATGATACTGTATCTGGTTCGTATGATTTTTTATTAAAAGCTCCTTTTCTCGACATTGTATTGTAATATTCTTATCATATTGCAAGTCTTAATATAGCTATTTTTTTTTCAATTTTTTTATCCTTGTTTCTCTTCAACAAAATATTTTAGCCATTTACTATTCTTTATCTTAACAACTTGTTTGATCCTATTACCATATTTTTCAATATATTCAGGGTTATCCGCACAGAATACAAAAAACTTCTTATACACTGCCGATGTATGTATGACTTGCTTGGCGTACGTAAAATAATCGTTAAAAACTTCATCGGATATTGAATCCAATGTATTTTTTCTAGTTTTCATCATATTCACCAAATTCGTCCTATCTCCTGCACTTATTCCTTTAAAACCCTTGCCACATACATAGATTTCGTGTGACCAAAAATTAATTGGAGATTTATAATAATAAATATCTACAAACGATTTGCACGCTAAATTCAAAACGCTAAGAAATAATTCGTTCACGTTACCAGCGAACGTTTTAATAACAAAATTACCGCCAACACGTAATGTCAATAACACATATATCAACTGAACTGCACCAAATATCACAGTTTCCGCAGACCATTTTTCTCCACAATCTCCTACCACAACATCAACACCGCCATATTTTTCACTATAATAAATCAAATTCTGTAACTTCATAATATCTCCACTACCATCTGCAAAATCCCATCTATCTGGATTATCTTTAATAAATCCATATTGATCAAATACAGGACCATCTTTCAATGACTGCGCGCGCCAATCATATTTAATTCCTCGTTTATTCAAAAAATACATAATACTAGCAATAAAATTTCCAGGTGCCTCGCAAATATGGAATCCGCGCACAGGATCGTTCGATATATTATCAAAAAAATCGGTCACTGTCAAAATTTCATACATTTTCATCCATGCGCGACTGACATATTGACCACCTATCGTAATATCATATTCTGTCGCCAATAATCGATTCAAATTTTTGTACAAATTGTTAAAATATAATTCCGCCGCCGTATATTTCTTAGAATCTATTTTTTCAACATATTGATATACATTTTCAGACAAATATAACAGTTCTTTTTTTTTAGACTCCATATCGCTGTGTTTAGAATTAATTGATGCATATTTTTTGTGAAACAATGCTCCCGATACATGTGTCAGTTCTAACAGCGTGACAATATCTTTGAAATAAGATTCATTAAATGCCCAATCTGCTAACTCTAAACCGAGCTTTTCTGCTATCTTAAATGTCTCTAAATATGCCATCTTAAATTTCATAATAACTTCGCCAATCGTAATATTTTTGATGACATTTTCAAGTTCCAAAATAGATAAGATGTTTTTATCAATCTTCGTCGCCATCCAATTTTTGTATTCTGCCATCGTCTCGGTACTCTCATTAATATACACTCCATCTGGCATTTTATCTTGGCCATTTAATTCATTCAGTTTAATAAGTAATTTGAGAACATCCTTTGTTGCCCCGTGAAATCCTTGCATCACATACAGATTATTCAGCAATACATATTCTCCGTGGCATACATATGGAACATCATACAATTCATAACTATCAAATAAATTACAAATCTCGGTCACCATGTTAAAAATGTATTTCTTGCCCATTGGTGGCATAACTATATGGATAGTGCCACCTTGCTTCAACTTATACATGGCCACTAATAATAGATTAAAAATCATCTTGAACGCATAATTCAATCTATAAATATATGAATCACCACGTTCTCCTACTAATACTATTGCATCAATGATTATCAATTTAGTATCGATTGTATTTTTGACTAAGTCATTAATGTAAGGTATGGTTAATATTTCAAGTTTATTAAATTTGACATTATTTTTCTGCGACATCGTCTCTTTGCCATTTTCGTTGTGTGGATAAAAATATTGGACGTTTATTTGGCTGTTTAGATCATAATGCACATAATCAAGTAGGGTTTTTAATAAAGATGTATCATAGCTGAAAACGATACAATTTTCTAGATCTTCTATTGGCATATTTCGAATGCGCAAGTAGAACGCTAGTGAGATATACGTTTCGAAGTTATTTTTGAAAATGATCTTTTTGATTTTATTTTGTAGAGTTTTAACATCATCTAATTGTTTTGGTGATATTTTGTCGGTAATTATCGGTAATGATAAAAAATCTATCGCATTATTCAATCTATTTTGCGATAAATATGTACTTCGAAAAGACTCGGCGGAAAATCCAGGAAAAATGTTTCTGATCTTTTTATCGAGAATAATTTTGCGCAAATCGTATATGGTGTCAGGAACCAATTCGCTGTCAAATATGTTATTTTTGTCAGTGAGCTTAAAATCAACAAGACCGGTTTTATGTTTTTTGTAAGGAACTGGTGCGCAAGTTTGTTTAGTTTGCATTATAGTATGAAGACATTTTGTAACTAAAAAAATTGAAATTCAAAATTTAAGGCAGTTCCTTTAATGTTTATCTCTTTACAAAAATGAGTAATCCTGAAACTGAAAACATAAAACGCGAATTTGTAGAAGCAAAAAAGGCTTTCTTAGAGAAACTGGGTCTATCATTTGAAAAAACTGCATGGAATGAGTTTGTAATTAATTTGAAATCTTGCCAAGTTGTAATGTCGTTGGAAATAGGAACTTTTTGGAACTTTCGACACACACAAGAAACTCCGAAAACTTACAAGATTACCAACCTAAATCTGCACTCCGAACAAAGACTACAAGGCATTCTTGATCTTTTTGATTGTTAAAAATTTTAATAATCAAAAAAATTGAAAAAAAAATAGATAGGAGGATTAATTATCCATAAATAACATTCAACACACTCAAAATGTTATCCAAACACACGCACACATTCACGAAATCAAATAACTCTGTCGGTCAAAAATTGTCCGACGTTTTGGACCCAGAAACGTTGATCTCTCCACCGAGTATAGCTTTTGCAATGGGAATAATCCATTTGGCAGCAGCTGAAAACACTGATAAGCAATTGACAGACATGTTTGGTCAAAAAAATACAGTTGATGGTTTGATAGAAATTCAAAAATTATTTAATCAATCCATTATTAAGATGGCAAATTGCTTTGTTTTTAATGAAATATTTAAGATTAAAGATGAATATTTGAATACGGTCAAACAATTAGCGATGATATGTGTTCGAAATTTCTCGCAGCCTAAATTGATTGCTCAAGAATGTAATGATTTTATTGCCCAAGGTACTAATAATTTAATCCAAAATATTGTCAAACCAGATATGATTACCAGTGACACGGTGTCGATTTTGATCAATACGTTATATTTCAAAACAGTTTGGAGGAAGCCCTTCAAAAAACATTTGACAACTGATAAATTATTCGATGAGAAAGTTATGGTCCCTATGATGAAACAACGAAAAATGATGGCATATTTTGAAGATGATAATGTCCAGATGATCGAATTGGTTTATGAAGGTGAAGAATATGGAATGGTCGTAGCTTTACCTAAAAATGGAGATGTTAAAGGATGTTCTAAGTATTTGTTCAACGACATAACTTTTAAATTTGAACATGTTGATTGTGAGTTTCCTAAATTTACGCAACGAAAAAATATTGATTTGAAACCACTTCTTATGAAAAATGGCGTATCAGATCTTTTCAGTTCAGGAGAATGCAAACTGTCAAGCATGAGCGACCAAAAGGTGTACGTATCTGATATCATTCATGAAGCTGTTGTAATCGTTGATGAAGCGGGAACAGAAGCTGCGGCAGTAACAGTAGCTATGATGTGTATCGAAAGCTGTTACGAGGAACCAGAATATATCGAATTTTACGCTCATAAACCATTTGCCTATGCAATTAGGCGCAGAGCTTGTAATACGGTAATATTCAGTGGGCGTTACTTTGGCCCGCAATAAATGAAAAATTAATTAATCTTTCATTTATATACACTGGTAGACAAAAAATTGAAAATAAAATAGAATAATATCTTAACAATAATAGATACCATATTTCCAAAATGATAACAAGATATGAAGATATGATTTTTGAAATTGCAGAATTTCTAACAAACAAAGAAAAGATAATGTTCAGTGCAACGTGTATCTACATGAATTCGCTAAAATGTCAGTTTATATATTCGAATAAGATACATGTTTATAGAATTACACAGTTGCCATATTTTAATAATTTTCAATGTGTAAAGATATCACAGAAAGGAGATATATATCCAGAAAGTGCAATGTGTATCCATCACGAAGTTCGCAAACCTGGATCTGATAGACGTGATCTTCGTATTCCAAATAACGTGACGCATCTGACTTTTTACATGCATATCAACCCTATTATTAAAAATTATATTCCTCCAACTGTGACCCATTTGACTCTTGATAAATTCTTTAACAATTCAATCAGAGATTGCATCCCTCCGTTCATCACTCATTTGACATTTGGCAAAGCATTCAATAAATCTGTTAAAAATAGAATCCCGGCGTCAGTAACGCATTTAATATTCGGAGATTATTTTAACCATCAAGTAGATAATATTCCCCCATCCGTGACGCATTTAATATTTGGTGAATCATTTAATCAGTCAATCAATAATCTTCCAGATTCAATTACGCATTTGGCATTTGGCCGTTATTTTAGCAAGACAATTAATAAAATTCCATCTTCTGTAATTGAAATAAAACTAAATGAGGAATATGCTAAAAATATAACTGAAGATGTTGTATCGAGAGTGAATATAATCAAAATATCCAACATTGATGATTAATTCTTTGTTAGACTAATAAAGAATCAATTGGCGCAGCAAATAGTACATATTGTTTAAAAATGCCCTAACTAATCCTGATTTGACACCCGACCAAAAGGAGAATGATCGTTATGGTGCCATTAGATGATATTTGTGACAAAATAAATGAAATATCTCCAGTTGTTAAAGATTCAAATGGTATTGAACGAAAGATTAGGGATATCAATATGCCAGCGTATAGATATTTGCTTGAGAACTTTGATACGCTTTAATATATACATCAATATGATGTGTATATTAAATCTTTGGATTTACAACAATGCATACAAATTTGAAACCAAATCAAAAACATCATTCGCAGTTATCACCATCTTATTATTAATAACTGATAATTTGTTCCTATTTTGTTTCATATCTTTCGTTGTGATTGATGATCGATTAAGAACATATGCAATTAAAGATGTTATATTTGAATTATTTAACGTTATCATATATTTTTTGTTATCGAGTGAGATGATGCATTTGATAGAATTATCGATGGTTGATTTGTAGCTAATCGTTCCTCTATCAAATCCACTATATTCAATAGCAATTATTGAATTAAAATTTTTGTGTATCTGTAATTTACAATGACCTTGAGTAATAATTCTTCCTATTTTTTGCGGTTTCGTTATAAAATTTCTGTATAAAAAAACGCTCACTTTGTTATATTTCATTACCCTTAAAACTGATGGGACTTGTTGAAACCAATTGTGCGTTAGATCTAAACTCCGCAGATTCGATAGATGACGCAGTTGTTGGGGCAAATTCGTTAAAAGATTACCATTCAAATTTAATTCAATCAGATTGGATAACAGACCTATTTTTTCAGGCAAGTTCGATAGTTTGTTATTGTTCAATAATAATCTCGTCATTTTTTGTAACAAACATATTTCTTCCGGTAAATGTTCTAATGAGTTAAAACTCAAATCTAACGTCACCATATTCCGTAGCAAACCTAGTTCTTTTGGCAAATTTATTAGTTTGTTATGATTCAAATTCAACGTTATCATATTCAGTAACGAACCTATTTCTCCCGGCAAATATGATAAATTGTTGTAGCTCAAATTAAGTGTCGTCAATTTTCGTAAAGAACATACGTTGATCATTTCGTTGGCTTTACAAAAACTCACATCTAAAACAGTTAATCCTCGCAATAAACTTATCTCGGATGGTATGAAACTTCGAAATTCCGCCCACTGGAGTTGATCAAAAGATCGGGGATCTGTTATTTTTTCGTATTCGTTACACACGGGACCATATGGATTATCATCACGGTTATCATCTATACTATATCTGCCAATACGAGCACCCAATAAATATATACTGAATAACTTGATAACAAGCAATTTGTGATATAGTTGGCTATAAATTTTAACTATTTCGGTGACTACATCTCTATGGAAATGTTCGCCGAGTACCAACGCAACTAAATTATTTTTCTTCTCCAGACTCATATTTGATGATTTTTCATCATATGTTGTCGTTAACAATAAAACTTTCAATTTTTTATTGCCTAAAAAAATTGATTTATTTATTCTATGATATCGCATTAATCAAATAAAAATAGGACAAATAGATGGATCCTCATGATTCTTGTCAAAATTCAGAAACAATGAAGGTCGGAATAACGCTCCCGGTTATCATCAATCAACCTCCAAGTAAAATAGATCTACCAATATATTGCCTTCGTTGTAAACTAATGAAAACAACAAAAAATAATCCTAATATTTCAACAATTGAATGTGGCACCTGTATGAATGATTATTGTTATGATTGTTACGATGCGCATAAACGTGGCAAATGCTATATATGTAGAGCACCTGGATGTTACGTACATGACATCAGAAAAATAGTTTGTTATGAGTGCTTATAATTCGTTTTTGATAATTTATTAAAAACGAAATATTAATTGGATCTGATACGTGATGCGCCACCGCACATATACACGCAATTTAAAATTACAACGACCAACACAGTCACGCTAAGCGCATATTCTTCAACAATGCATTTTTGAAATACGTGGGCCAGTTCTATAATTCCCATGATTGTCATTATGAGAGTGAACACGAGCCAACTCAATATCACTACCATTTGTATGCCGATCGGAACAGCTATTCTGTCGGATGATGCCATGCAATATACAATGTCAACAATAAATATGTATATCCCGAACATTGTAAGATTGACAGATCCGAAAATAATTAACCACTCTGACAACCGATACGCATGAAAATCGTTGTCGCATGTTGTATTACTGTGTTGAGTACCAATAAATATCATGGCGACGTTAAATCCAACCGAAAATGTCAAAAAAATTATGATCGCAATGGCCACAGCGCATCCCGCAAATGCCCAACAACAACAAATTTTGGCATTATTTGTTCCATGATCATCAAACGTACCATACATTTTTTGCTTAAATTCCATCATTTTTGTTATTAATTTACAGTCATTTTGTAGTGACCGCCAATGATTAATTTTTTCATTTTTTTATCAATAATTTATTGATAATCAAATTGGTCTTGAGAAACTGTTCAACTTTTCAAGATATGTTTCAAAAATGTTCTTTTCATAGAGCCACTTATCGCGATCAGCTTGTTTGCATTCAGTATATTTACCGTCCCTGTCTTTTTCAGATCGGAGCGTTGTTTAAATTCTTCAACAGGGAGGCAAAATTGAAGTTTTTGATATCTGCGCCAGGAGCAATAGATGCGTAAATGAGGAATAGACTGACGATGGTAGTTGGTTAGTGTGTAGCAGTTGTTGACTAATTTTGGGAGCGCAGATAATATTGCGTTTGATAGGCTAACTAATAAAGGATATGGCTAGAATAATGATTTCCAATTATTTGAAAAAAATGAAATATTAATAGTTAGATAACCGAAATTCTATCAAATACAATCACGTATGGACAGATATTATCAAGTGTGGCCATTGTTACGAGAACTTGTACCAAGTGATATAGCACAGATAATCACGAGCATTTATATTGTTTCTTTTCAAAAATTCAAACCTGGCCAAATAATTTTTGATTCCCCATGTGGTCATCGCTTAATATTAATGAGTGGATATAAAGATAAATTGTTCATATGTTTGCCCCATCGAGAATTTTATTCATTAGAAAGAGAAGTTTACGTTAAACGTCTTGAATCGAGCTACTATTCTTCATTTTTATATATGACCGAAGGAGACATGAATACTCGTGACGATATGATGAACTGCAACATATGTCGTCGTCGTTGGAATTTTATATCGAAAAAGAGCGAATTGATAGTAAAAAGAGTATGTTTTTGCGGAAAAATTACAGGTCAATTTCCATGTGAGGCGTGTCCATGTAAGTATTGTGACGAATATGATTGTTGTGGTTTAGTATATGGATTCTCGAATAAAACAAAATGCGCTAAACATGATAAAAAAAAATTTTAGTTCTCGATTAATAAATCAATAACTAAAAAGGACTCGCACTAAACTCCATTTCATCCGGAAAATATTTGTAATTCCTGAACGTCAAATTTATCCGACAATCATCTTCACAACATCCAGAATCAGGGGGCACCATATGTAAATATTTAACGTTCGATTCATTTCCCATCATACAAAGCGTGCCATGTTGCAAATTTATTTTCTTTTTATTCTTCTTTAGTTCATCTATTTGATATTTTTTAGAGCGTTGTATGATAAAATTTCTAGATCGTCCTAATGATAAAGACCCCACGATTGGATTTGGTCCCATACTATCTGACGAATCAGAATGAAATCCAATCTTATCAGTTGGGGATTCAAATTTCCCGACGAGGCAAGAATTGAATTCTATATCAAACTTTTTTTCGATTCTATTTTTGAATCGCATCACTAACTCTGGAAACGTATATGGTAAGACATATTCTGTTGGAATAGATATAACTTTGCCGTCATCTTCTGCAGTATTGTTAGATTTTTGCACAGCTTGGGCATGTTCTCCCAACCAATATGATTTGCGATGATTACGAGCGGATACAATTGATTTAGTTTTGACATCGTAAAAATTCAGATTGTAATATTTAAACTTGCTTTCGTCGTTCAATAGGGCAAATAATTCATCTGCCTCATCGTTTGAAATAAAGTTGTCTATTATGTAAATTTCAGCGTCAGGTACGATCGATTTTAATGGAATATCCATTTTTGATCTATTTGGACATAACCATATTATGACTCTTTTTTTATCAATTTTTTGCGCAAGAAAAATTGAAATAGTAAAGATTAGCTATGTCATTTGATATTAATGATGTAAAATATGTCAGGATCCCATTTAGTTTTGTTATTTTTGAAAGAACATTTGCCACAAGAAATAGCATTAATAATTACTATCCTCTATGATGTATTTCGTTCAAAAATCAAAACCGGACATTTTGTTTTTGATTCGCCATGCGGACATCTTTTAAGGATAGAAAACGGAGGAATGTGGGATGTTCTTGAATGTGCATGTGGACATGATATTGATTTTGATAAATATAAAACTAAAGAATTTTTTTATCCCATTAGCAACGAAGCTTGTATTATCATTAAGAAATTTTATGAAAAAAAGTTACAAAAATATTGCAACGAACCGGCACGTTATCTTGAGGAGGCGACAAACGAAATGGCAATAGATTGCGTGAGTTGTGAAAAATGCAACAGACGTTGGAATTGCACACTTGATAAAACTAATTTAAAACCGAAAATCGTATGCTTTTGCGAAAAATTTGTAGATCAATTTCCGTGTGAATCGTGTCATGTGAAGATGTGCTGTGTACCTGATTGTGATAATTTCGTCCATAAATCGTTCGTTGTTTGCAAAGAACACTATAAATGCGAATCTTGTAGAACTCGATATTATTATGATCACGATATCCCGCACGATAACGTTGATGGATTTATTAGTATGTTTTGTCCAAATGCATATTGTCGATATTTTTTGAATAAGGAATGTTACAATTTTTCATGGGAATCGCTTGAACAAATCCTTCCAGATGATTTTGAATATTATATGAACGCCGGGCATATTAATTGCACATATCAATATATGCAATTAAAAATTGAAATACTAAAAATTAGCGACAGCTATCAACAATAATGATAATTAACCATGTCTCATTTGGTTTTATTATCATTGAAGGTATCCAAAATGGACAGCGAACGATTTCAGAAAATTTATCATTTTAATAAATTTTCTGAATTATCTTTAACATAAAACATGAAACCGGAAGTTTTCAGTTC